GCGCTATTTTTAGGTCTATCTTAAACTTCTATTCCCGTGATTCTTATTACGCAACTAGGAAGATGGCATAATGGCTAACTTAAAACAATTAAAAGACCAGTTAGACGAAGCACGGTTTGTATTAAACCAACAACAATATAGTCTTAACCAAGAAAAGTATGGCACGCCTGAATTTAAAACTTTAGAAAAAAAAGTTAAAGATACACGTGCTCGTATTGCTACACTTCAAACTGCATATAATAAAGCAAAAAAACCTATTGATGCTGCAAAAAATGCTAAGACAAAGACAGCAGATTTAAAGACTATTGCTGATTTGCAGATTGCTAAAGAAAAAGCATTAGCCGTTAATCCACAGGCTGATGTAAGTCAAATAGATGCAGATATAGCAGCACTTGAAAAGAAACAAAATATAGAAACTTCTGGTTCTAAACAAGCATTTGATTACTCTACTCTTAGTATTAATCAAGATGGTAGTGTTCAGGATGCTACAGGTCCAGGATACCTTATTGTTACTCCTAAGGGTAAAGACAACCAAGTTGAATTCTTTAAAGATGCAAGCAAGGCACGCAAGGCTTTTATTGATGGCAACTACACTACCCCTAATGGTATAGATGTAAATCGATTAAAGAATGATTTGCTTAAGGCAAACTACATTACAGAAGAGCAAGCAAAGCGTAATGATTATGTTAGTGGTATTGATGCTTTCTTATCAAACTACACAAAGCATCAAGTTCAAGACATTAACCTTGGTGGTAGCAAAAGTGCTGCATCAATGGTTTCTTTTCTTACAGATAAAAGTAAAGGTTTAAGTGGCAGTGGTGGTAATAAACCACTGCGTTATATTACTTTACGTAGTGATGCGAAGAAAGACCTTGATACATATTTGACCGACCTTATAGGTCGTCCTTCTACAATACAAGAAGAAGAAGATTATTACAGGGCTTTACATAAAGCAGAATCTGCGTCTAGTCAAATGACGGTAGATGGCACTACTACAGGTAGAGTGCTACAAGATTCTGAACGTTTATTAATTGCTGCTAGTGTTGCTAAAAAGTCTCTTAAAGGTATGGATATAGAACAACTTTTATCTAGTAAAAAAGGTAGCCAAGTAGCAACAAATATTACTCAGATACAAAAATTAGCAGCAACATATGGTATCCCAATGGATTCTGTAAAAGCATTAAGTTATGTTCGTGCTGGTCTAGGAACAAAAGATGCATTAGTTAAACAAGAACAACGTTTACGTCAACTTTCTATTCAATTGCACCCAAATCTTAAAGACCATTTAATGGCAGGTGGAACAGTTAAAGACGTTGCTGATGTTTATGCTACTGCTAAGTTTCAAAAACTAGGAGTTGCTATTCCTAATTCAACAGCAGATGCTTCAGTAATGGCTGCGGTTCGCCAAGGTAAAACTATTGACCAATACAATCAGGAACTTCAGTCTGACCCACTATGGCGTAGGTCTGATGAAGCACGTAATACTGCTACACAGTTTGCTAATACAATTCTTTCTTCATTTGGGTTTGGTGGATAAATGGCAAAAAAATCTAACTTTACATATGGTTCGGGTAACCCACTTTACGTAGCACCTAAGCCTACTAAGCCAGCCCCTAAACCTGCTGCTCCTAAACCTGCTGCTCCTAAGCCTCCTGCTTCTAAGCCTAAAGCCCCTATAAACATTTCAGAATTTTATCAAGATGATTTTAAATTTAGAAACCCAACTACTGGAATTTACAATCAAGGTCTTAGCCAAGACAGAGACCCCACTAAAGACCCAGACAAAGACCCTAACAAAGACCCTGACAAAGACAAAAATAAAGACCCTCTTAAAGATTCTATTACTAAAGATGACCGTGATGCGTTTGCTCAACTAAAAGCAATCTTTGAATCATATGGTTTAGGTGATTTGGCTGACACTATTACTAAACTTATGACAGAAGGTAAGTCTGCTAGTGAAGCACTTATGCTTCTTAAGTATGACAAGAATTACAATCAGGCATATACTGCCAGATTTAAAGGCAATGCTGACCGTGTTAGCAAGGGTCTTAATGCTTTATCTGAAGCAGAATACATTAGCAATGAAAATGCATATGCTGAAACACTTCGTGCATATGGATTAAACAATATGCTTTCTACTGACCGCAAGGTTAATCAAGCAAAGTTTGCTGAGTATATAGCCAACGATGTATCTTCTACAGAATTTAAAGACCGCATACAAACAGCAGTAGATAATGTAGTTAATGCAGACCCTGCTGTGATGAATGAGTTTAAAAAATACTATGGTGGATTAACCAATAGTGATGTAGTTAGTTACTTCCTGGCACCTAAAGAAAGTTTACCTATCCTTAAGCAAAAGGCTGAAGCAGCAGCAATTGGTGCTGAATCCTTTAATCAAGGATTAGGTTCTAATACAGAAGCCCGTTCCATGGAACTATCTAAACTAGGTGTTACAAAAGAACAAGCACGTAAAGGTTATGCTGCAATAGGTGAAGTCTTACCTACTAGTGAAAAGTTAAGTAGCATATATAAAGAAGCAAATATTAATTATAATAAAACAGCGGGTGAAGACGAGTATCTTAAAGGTCTTGCTTCTGCAAAACGTAAGCGTGAACAATTAAAAGAACTAGAAACTGGAACCTTTAGTGGTTCTTCTGGAAGAGGCAGCAATGCTCTTCAAGGACGACCTGGTTCTTTCTAACAAATAGATTCCTGTGTGACCGACCAGCCCACACGGCGTATAAGACTGGTAGTAAGAGCCAGACCAATTCCCCGATTGGAACCTGAGGCTTGCGACTAAACAACGAATAGAAGGGTGGGTTGCTATGAGCAACAACTACTACGACGATGATGAAGATGACCTAGATATAGACACAGACTCACAGATGGATGGCAATGACTTACTTAAAAAGTTACGCAAAGCCAAACGTGCGGATGAAAAACGTATCAAGGAACTATCCGAACAACTTGAAGGCTTCTCTAAAGCGCAAAGAGAGAATGTCATTAAGAAAGTCCTAGAAACTTATGGAGTAAGTCCTAAAGCAGCACGTTTAATATCACGCGAATTTGATGGCGACATTACTGAGGAATCTGTTTCTCAGTGGATTGACGACAACGCTGAAGTATTTGGTATTGAAATTCAGTATGCTGAGGATACTCCAGAAAATAGTAATAATAATCGTGCTGCATTACGCCAGCAAGATATTGTTACACAAGGTGCTATAACACCTGACCGAGCGGAAGATTTGAATATGAGAATCAACAATGCAGAATCTGCAGAAGAGATTATCAATCTTATCTATTCGCAACAACAATCATAGTTTAACTTAAATCACCTTGGAGGTGACGAAATGGCTAACGCCTACGTATCAACAGGTTCATCCTCATTAGGAGGAACCGCTGGTAGTGCTGGTCTGGTTCAGAAGGCATATGACCGTCTTCTGGAATTCGCTCTCCGTTCAGAACCCTTAATTCGTTCTGTCGCAGACAAGCGTCCAGTAAAGCAAACAGCCCCTGGCTCAACAGTTGTTCTACAACGTTATGTTGACCTATCTGCTGCAACTACAGCCCTTACAGAGGATGCTGACCCAGATGCAGTAGCAATGTCTACACCAACATCAGTAACTATTACTCTTAATGAGTATGGTAACTCTGTTCTTGTTACACGCGCTTTGGAACTATTCAGCCTTGCTGATGTAGACCCAGCGATTGCTAACATTATTGCATTTAACCTTGCAGATTCAATTGACTCAGTCGCGATGACAACTCTTCGCGGTGGTTCAAACGTAATCTACTCAGGTTCAACAGCAACATCAACAGCAACAATTACTGCTGCTGCAACAATTTCTTCTGCTAACATTCGCCGCGCTGTGGCGAAGTTACGCGCTAACAAGGCAGTTGCTCGCAAGGGCAGCCTTTACTGGGCTGGTATCCACCCAGAAGTTTCACACGACCTTCGTGCTGAAACAGGCTCTGCTGGTTGGTTGCTTCCAAACCAATACGGTTCTGCACAAGACCGTATCTGGGCTGGAGAAATTGGACAATACGAAGGTGCATACTTCGTAGAATCTGCTCGTCTATACAACGCAACAGATGGTTCTTCATCAGCACGCAACTACCGCACAATTATTTGTGGACAACAAGCACTTGCAGAAGCAGTTGCTGAAGAACCACATACAGTTATCGGACCAGTTGTTGATAAGTTGATGCGCCACCGCCCAATGGGTTGGTATGGCGTTCTAGGGTTTGCTCGCTATCGCGAGGAAGCACTATTCCGAATCGAATCAGGTTCATCAATCGCTTAGTTGATTGAAGGTTGAGCAGTGAGAACGGCGAACACGACTCACTGCTTAACATTGAGTCCACTAAGGAGGACTAATGGCAGATTATATTTTTAGAACACCTATAGTTCGAGAAGGACCAATAGGTAAACACAGATTATTTTATTTCTATAAGTTAAATGTAGCCGTTAGTATTGCCAAAAGTGGCGGGACATATTCTGTTGTTCGTTATGTTGTTGATGACACAATAGATGACTACCAAGAATTCTATATTGGTGGACACAACCATATAGTTAACGATGCTACTAAAGCAGCATTAATTGCTGGTGGTGTCGGAGTAACAGAAGCAAACTTTACAGCAGTATAAGGGGATATATGAAACACTGGGAATACCATCCAGTCTATGATGAGACTTGTTTTGGATGTAAAGCAGGAACGCTTCAGATGAATGCAGGAGATGCAACAAGAGATATACCAGATAAGAAATGGAATGCAGAACTCCAAGCCTACAGAGATGCTAGGGACCAGGGTATGCAACCAGCAGGAACCAGTATGCGGCACATTCAGGAAGCATACAAAGCCTCAGAGACTTTAGGTAAAGCCTATAACTCAGAGACTATGCCTAAAGCAAAAGATATAAATACAAAATCCGTAGAAGTTCTCAAAGAGATAGGACAAATATAATGCCAATGGTTAACGGAAAGAAGTTCCCATACACAGCAAAAGGTAAGATGGAAGCCAAAATGGAAACCAAAAAAACTGGTAAGAAAATGGCTATGAAAAAAATGGCTATGAAGAAAATGGGTAAGAAAAAGTAATGGCTGCATCAAAATCTGGCAAAAAACCAATACCTAAACTTAATGACAAAAAAATTCAAGACATGCTTACTGGTAGAAAAT